AAGAAAATATATACTATATTATATGAGTACATCGCATAAATTTGTTAGTTTATTTCATATTCTATTTGTTGGCATATTATTTTTATATGTTGGCATAAATCAACTAAAAACACCTGCGCTTATATTTCCATTATTAAAGTATTTAGGCATAATTATTATTATTTATCATTGTTATAAATCTTATTTAAAAATTATGGATAATAAAAGTGCTTGGGTAAATTATATTCACATATTTTTAATAGGTCCTTTGTTAGTCACCATTGGGTTAAATGGCATTAATACTTCTAGACCATATTTTGAATTATTATTAATGGCGGGAATGGCTGCTATTGGATATCATGGATATTATTTATTATTTTAAATATTTTAACGCAAAATAATTATATTGCGTTAAAATATAATGGGCGTAACAGGAAATCTACGAACTTTGAGAAATCAATCTGGAACTGTTGGTTCCAGAACGTTAGGATCTATTTTAGCAAGCACTAATGCTGGGTCTGGTTCTTTTACACGTGTCTATAAATATTTTGCTAGAACAAGACCTAATGAAAATCCTTTAAACATTATTTTAGGAGACGTTTCACCAGTTGTAGTTAAGAGATATCAGATGTTTAATGTTTAATGTTAAATTAAAAAATTTTTAGAACTTATCCATTTTTTATTTAGAACAGCGTGAACACTTTCAAGTGCTCCTTCTGTCCATCCTTGTTTTCTACTAACATTTTCACCAACAACTAAGATACCTGTTTCTGGATGTTGAACTTCTTTAATAAATTCATTACGATTTACATATTTTTTTAAATCAAGAGGTTCATAATAATGTGTTCCTATTGGCCAATAAAAATCTTTTAATCCTACTATTTTTAAAGAATTTGGAATAATACCAAGCGCTTCTTCCACTTGTTTTTCAAAAAATCTTCTATTTTTTGGAGTATTTTCTTTATACTTTTGTAATATTTCGGCGTTTTTATTGTCACAATATGCTATCATATACACACTTTTAGAAAAAGGAATCATTTTTTGAAGAAGTCCAGGTACTATTGTATAAGTTGTAACTAATTGACTCATTAATTCTGAAGATTGTTTGTCAAATTTAGCGTAAATATACAAAAATGGTTGACCATGTATTTCTTTGTAAATTTTTAATCTAGGGAAAAATTTTTGAACAGAACTTATCCTTGTTGCCACTATTACTTTGTTAGAATAATACATTTTTGTTTTATTTTGATTAATTGTAGTTGTTAGTTGAAAAGAATTATCTACTAATTTATTTATATTTTCTACTTTTGCCGATGTTATTATATTTTGATATCCTATTTTTTGACATAATTTAGATACTAATTTAGACCAAGAAATATTTAACGCTGTCCAGCCTGGAGCATTGTCTTCCATTTGATAGTAGTATAACACTTCATAAACATCTTCATTAGCATAATCAGAATAACCTGATGAAATTACAAAATCGTTATATTCTTTTAAACCTAAATGTTCAACAAAAAATTTTTTAAATGTTATTGATGGCGGATTTTTATATTTATTATAAATAGTTCTTAGTTTTATTAAATATTCTTTGACATTTATCACATTTTTTATTTGTTTAGAATAATGCATATCTACAACAAATGATGTATAATTGATATCTAGTTCTTTCAATAATTTAATTAATAATTCATTTGTATCTTCGCGTCCTACGCCAGCTGCTATCACTATATCTTGTCCATAAAATTTGTAGTTCCCAATTCGTCCTCCGATAAATTCTCTCTTATTACTTTCAAGAACTAACAAATTTATTTTTGGAAACATTTTTTTAATATTATAGGCACTATATAGTCCAGACAACCCTCCTCCTACTACAATTATATCAAAATATTTACTAGTCATTATGATATAATTATATAAAAATTTACATAATTAAATGTTTAAAATCATTATTATAATAATGAAAAATTAAGAAACTAAATAACCCAATAATAAGATCAGCTAACAAATATAACCAAGCAAAATGGTTGCCTTTAATTGCGTTATACGCAAATAAAAAATACATGAACCCATGAACAGGTCTTAAATTATTCCACCATATTTTATCACCAAATACTTCTTGACCTGTTTTTCTTGATCCAGTTAAAAATATATAAAAAAATCCAATAGCAGGTAATAAAGATATATATCCCATATATTGTAAATAAGTCTTATTAGCATTTTTGGCAAGGTATACAAATAAGGTTCTTATACCTATACAACCAATTAAAAATAATAGAAATCGTTTTTGTATATTATTCATAGTATAATAGTATACTATAATTATTTTATTTTACTTTTGTTAGTTTTTACGACTTTTACTTTTGCTAGTTTTTTTAAATTCTACCTTTTGTTTTTTCTTACAAGTAAATTTTCCACGAGTAAACCCTCTGCGATTAAATATTGTTTTGGAGCAAATGCCGATTGATCTAGGTTCGTTTTTTATTTTAACACCTACTTGTTTAATACATTTACATAGTTTTGTTGCCATTATATATTCTGCTTCCTTTTTGATAAGTATTTGAGTTTTTGGTATAGGTTTATTGTAAAATTCTAAAATATGTTTGTAATCATTAATTGTGATTTGAGACATAATCTATATAAAATACAGATAAAATAATTATAATGTGTTCATAATTATTTTATTTAATATTACTGGTTAATAGTTTTAATTCTAGGTTTTCTATCTTAAGATCTTTATTTTCTATTATATGATCTTTATTTTTTAATTCTAATTTATGATATTTGTCATTTGTTTCTACAAGAGTTTTTAATCTCTCATTTTCATAATTTACCTTTAATATTTCCTCTTTTAATTCTCGTATTTGTTGTTGTAATTCTGCGGTATGACCAGCATAATCTCTTGCAATTCTTCCGTAAGATTTTTTTAGATGTTCTAACTGTTTTGGGTTTAATACAATTAGTTCTTTATATCCTTCGGTTTGTAAATTAATTTCATACGCTTCACATTCTTCTTTAATATCGGTTTCAGCTTTAAATTTATATATTGGGTCAATGCCATGAAATGTGTTTAAAACAAATTTAATGTTTTCTAGTTTTCCATAGTGACTTTTATTCGATTTCATTCTATCCGCTAAATTCTTTGTACAACCATATTTATAAACCATATAATCATCTGGAAATGAATCATTAATTTTAAATGTGTTTCTTAAGTCTTTAACCTTTCCAAGATAAATTAAATAAATAGCAGGTAATGCATTAGGACATTTATTAAATACTGCCTCATATGTCTTCTCGTGAATACCCAATAATCCTGTTCCTAATTTTATCTTTTCTTTTTTTTCTCCCATTTGAATTGTAAATAAGCAATCTTCAGCCCAATCTTGAAATCTTTCGGCATGTTTATTTCTTGACACAAATAAAACTTTTAATAACCCCTTATATGTTAGATAAAGACTTTTTTTAATCGTTGGTAATTTAGTTAAACTAAATGTATGTCGAATAAAAAACGTTTTATAATGTTTATTTATTTCATATCCATATTCATGATTTTGTAATAATATTGAATTTAAATTTGTCATTCCAAACCCAACACTGATGTCTTTACATTTAAAATACATATTTTTTTTATCTTTAGTTCCCCTTGTTTCAATTTCTATAATATTTCCATCAGAATCTTTAAATTTTTCACTATCCTCCAATAATAATATTTTTGGCGCTTCCAAAATTTCTTCATTATTTGTTAGTTCTTCAACAACATTTTGTTGTTCTTCTTCTAAAATAGTAACATTTGATTCTTCCAATTCGATGGTTTCTTCAAATACAATATTAACAGGTTTTGGAATAATAATTGGTTCTTTTCTATCATCAATTTTGAAATAATATTTATCAACCCATTCTTTAGAGATTAATAGTTGGGATTTTTTACATTCAGAAGAACTTAAATTCCAATCTCCTTTCTTTAAGTTTGCGTAAAGATATTCACTTTCAGGTATTTTCTTTTTTATTACAATGGTTTTTGGTTTGGTTTTACAACCATAATAAAATATTTGGTCGTAATTAAATAAATCTGTATTGTTATAATACATTTTTGACGAATCAATATAAAAAGATTCGGGTTTTTTGATTTCTGTTGCCATTTTACTGGTGATACTATAATATAGTATATTGCCTTTAAGTAGTTTGCTAATATATATTAACATATATTAATATATATAAGGGTCTCTTCTATAAATATTATTACGCTACTGCCATTTTTTCATTATTATTTTGTTGGTAATATATTTATAAATATATATTATATTAATAATGAAAATTATTGTATTTGATTTAGATGAGACGCTAGGGTATTTTATGGAATTAGGTATGTTTTGGGACGCATTAAATGCGTATATCATAGAAAAACAAATCAATCTACCAATAAATCAATCTTTATTTAATAAAGTGTTAGATATATTTCCAGAATTTTTACGCCCAAATATATTAAATATTCTCAACTATATCAAACAAAAAAAACTAACAAAGGATTGTAATAAATTAATGATATATACTAACAATCAAGGTTCGACGGAATGGGTTAATTATATAACAAAATATTTTGAGGAAAAAATAAACTATCAAATATTTGACCAAATAATATCGGCATTTAAAATTAGAGGTAAAAAAGTTGAATTATGTAGAACATCGCATTCAAAAACACATTCAGATTTAATTAAATGTACTAAAATTCCTAAAAATACACAAATATGTTTTTTAGATGATTTATTTCATCCTAATATGACTAATGAAAATGTATATTATATAAATTTAAAACCTTATACACACGATTTAGATTTTAATGAAATGATAACTAGACTTATAAATAGTGATATATTGGATACCGACTTTATACATTGTAGAAAGTTTATGTTAGAGTTTATGAAACAATATCATCACATATTTGTAACCAAAACAAACGACACGCAAATGATAGATCAAATTATATCTAAAAAAATCTTACAACATCTTCACATATTTTTCAAAATAAAACCTATTTACAACAAAACAAAAAGACACATTTTAAAAAAAAAATTAAATAAAACACTTAAAAAATAATCCAGTTTATGTATTCTTTTATACTTGATATATAATTTGTTAGTATTTCATCTATTGCTGTTGTTCCTAATAAAAATAATCCTGAACTAAACGCAATTTTTGAATCTAATGCTGTAAATTTTACGATTCTAAATGGGTTAAACCTATATATTAAAAACAAACTTATATATATTTTCATTACTGATTGAAGATAATTTAAATATTCAGGCGCACTTATCGATAAATTTAACGCAATTACTATATATAATATCCATGTTACATATACTACCAATGTAAATACTCTAAATTGAAATGTATGTAGTTCTTTATTGTTATACATTTTTATTATAATATGATATAAAAATAATTTATCTATTATTTTAAGTATGACCCTAAAACCTTGGATATTATTAGATCCGAATGATTTTAACTCAATGTGGTGGAGAAAAGATGAGATTGTTGATATTCAAAAATATCATTTAAACAAATATCCCAAAGATATTTTAGCTTATCATATTATTCAAGACGGCAATATGGGTGGAAACTATTGGTATTTTTCTACTTGGTACTTTGATGACCCCAATAGATATAATTCAAAAGTTTATGATTCTGATCCTTGGATATTTAATAAAGAATTAACTGATATGAAACAAGGAGAAATTATCTATTTAACAAATTCTCCTGATATAAAATTTATAGTTTATTATTGTAAATTTAGTAGTCAATGTCAACTTGATTATTGTAAAATTTTAGAAAGAATATAAATACAATTTATTCAAATTAATTTATTAATTTATATATTGATTATATAAATGAATATTCATAACTATATTGATCAACCTATTTCTCAAAGACAGCAAACGGTTTATTTAAGGTCATATGAAAGAAATATACCATCCAATACATTACAACCTTATTTAGATGCTAGACCTGTTATGACTAAATATTCCATATTACCAATTGTTGATCCTAGAAAACAAATTGATACGCCCTTAATTCAACAAGCAACATATGATCCATCAAAAATGTATAATCCGGGAAATGACTCTGGACCATGGTCTGGTTACGCATCAAATATTAATCATGAATCTGAATTAAGAAATCAACTCTTCGCATTACAAAATTGTACTCAAGCTAGTTATATACCTTCTAGTAAAAGTAGTTTATATGATGTTCATTGGCAAAATGCTAATAAACAAGAACAACCTTATCCTGATTTATTTAAAACTGAACAATTTTGTCCAATTAATCCTAATCCTAATCCAACCCAAGTAGGATATGCTTTATTTAATAATGCTACTAGACAACAAACTAGAAATTTAACAAAAGAAACTAAATCTAATTCGTAAAATTATAAAATAGTTTTTATTTAATTAAAACAATATGTCAGACGATTTAGTTAATCAACTCACATTAAATTTTTTAATTAGCAAAAATCAACTTCAAAAACTTAATAAAAAGGTAAAAGAAAATTCCGATCAAATAAAAGTAAAGGAAATACAAAAATATAGGAAACGTATTATAACACTTTTTCACAATTTATTGGATTCTCAACCTCCAGATGACCTTTTATTTGAAGTTAAACTTGCGTGTGATACATTTATTGATAAATCTATATATTATTTTAAGGCACACGATAATTCAACACAACTAGAAAATGAACGTTTGAATACAGATATAATTCATGATGATATTGATTTTGAAAAAGAAGACAATGATAAGGATCCCGAAGGCACTAAGGAAGAGAAGGAAGATTTTGAAGAGAGAGATGAAGAGGGATATGAAGATGATGAAGCAGATGAAGAAGAAGATGAAGAAGATAAACAGGGAGATGGAGAGGGATATGAAGAGGCGCAAAAATCTACATACAACAATAACAATATAATTGTTAAAAATAAATATACTAAACCATCTCATTCTATTGGAGTTGATGATATTCAAAAACTTCCACTTAATTGGTTTCAAAATGTTAGACAAAACTATAAACAAAACAATATAATACCTAGAAAAAAAGAAGTAACTATCAGCGAAGAAGCATTTAGAGATGTTAAAAAGAAAATATAATAATATTATATGAAATACCAAACAATCAAAAGAAAATATAAAACAAAATTAAAAAGAAAAAGAAAAAATGTTACTTTAAAAAAACATTTTGTAAAACTAAATTGTAGTCCCAAAAACAAAAATACAAATTATACTTGTTACTCTGATTCTGATCTTTACAAATTAAAAGATATGTGGAATGCTCGTCACCCAGATAGACCAATTAAAACAAAAAATACAAAACAAATATGGATACTATTAAAAGAATATTACGCTACTATTTGTAATAAAGAATCTTGTTGGGTGCGTCAAATGACTAAAAATTCCAAACAAGAACAAGAATTATTAGATGCTTTTGCACCTGAATCTCCCAAAGAATGGGAAAAAAATCCGAACGAATGGTTATCAAGTATTGATATACTTCAAGTTATGAATCAATACGAAAAAAAATATAAATGTTTTGATTTTTTAGGACCATCTCCAATAGATTATGATACACATAAATTATATGGAAAATGTGTATGGGAAGAATTGTGTCATTTTGATTTAGACAAACACTTACAAAAAAAACATACTAAAATAGGTGTAATATTTAATTTAGACCCACATTATAAAGGCGGTAGTCATTGGGTATCTTTATTCATTAATATTAAAAATAAAACAATATTCTTTTTTGATAGTACTGGAGAACAAATACCCCCTCAAATTAAGAAATTTGTTAATACAGTTATTGAACAAGGCAAACAACTCCCAACGCCAATTAATTTTAAGTTTGACCAAAATTATCCTGTCGAACATCAATATGGGAATACTGAATGTGGAATTTATTCAATCTTTTTTATTATACATATGCTTGAAGACAAAATTACCGGACATTATTTAAAAACTAATATTTTAAAAGATGAATACATTGAAAATTTTAGAAAAGTTTATTACAATCAAAATGGAAATGTATAAAATTATACAAATACAACCTAATAAGTAAAATATATACATAAAAATTAGATTATTATGTATATAATGAGTAATTTATCACAATTTACAAATACACAAAATCTCAAATTACTATGGGATGTTTTATTAGATGAAATACATATAAATGCTTCTAATAAAACCCTAATAACTAACATTAAAACTATTTTTGAAAGTAATATTAAACCATTTACTTCAAGAGCAAACCCTAACTTAAATATAATGGAATTAAATAAACAATTTTTATCGCAGGTTGTTTTAGCAGTTAATAGATTATTTCCTAATTTAAAAAAAGAACAAAATCTACAAAAAATAACTATTTTTCCTGAAATAGAAGATAATTTGGAACCATATAAAATAGAAGATATACAATCTTTACGACAAAGTGAATTTGAAAAAGAGGTTGAAAGAAAAAAAATGGAATTAGACACATATATGACTCCACCTAAACCTAAAGAATTAGATTTTTCTAATACTAATTTAGATGGAAAAATAACATCCATGGATTCTCTTATAGCAGATAAACTAGAACAAAGAAATTTAGAAATTGAATGTTTACAAAATAGTAATTATAATTCTACTATTATTGACTCAGAAAAATGGTTAACTCCAAAAGAAACATCTATTAAAAATGAAAACATAAATTTTTTTAAAAAATCTATAAATAATAAT